ATAAATCTTCAGCGTCATGCTTACCGATCCTTATGTGTGCGTTGTCACCGTGCCGTTTCTTCATCTCCCTAATCGCTTTTTCTAGACTCAATGGATCATTGTATTTGCTTTCATTTAATACGACTGTATGCGGCATTTCTATACTTCTCTCTTGCCGGGCACGTATCATGCCAAGTATATCTTCAGCCTCCCCCACGGTTCTATTCGATTCGTCGAGACTGGCTTTTAAGCGTTCATGACTATTCATATCATCATCGGGTCTGGTCTTGAGTCCTTCCAACATGGCTTTTAATCTACTGGTGTCAAATGGGGTCATGATGCCGGGATTATTATCATGATCCTTTCTATACTGCTCATCGTACTCATCATCACCGATAAACAGATCGTTTGGGTCTGAACGCAAAAACCATTGGTCAATCCTAACAGCACTGGCTTCTACATATTCCCAATCGCTGTCCTGTGCTTCTTCTTCCGTGTTTAACATAGCTCCGTCTGTGGAGTCCATCTCCAAAGCGATTGTTAATGGTTTGCCCCATGGATCTTGTGTTTCAATTATTTGCCATGGAGCACCTTGGTAATTAAAATATTTGTTTGCCATATTAGTTACCTCCCATATGGAATATGCTGTATTCCTGGGTGGTGATTTCTTGGCTCGATGCTGGCTGCGCTGTATATCCTTGCTGTTCTAATATTGCTTTTGTAGCATGGTAGTTGTCTGTGGTGATTTCTGATAGCCAACAGCTATCTGATTTTAGACCGTTTTCAATTGTATACTGTTCTACAGTAAGAGAGTTTAGTTCTTTTAGATTTTTTGGTTGTTGTTTTGAATATATTTTAATTTTCATTGCTATTTTATCCTTTAGAAAATGATAGGCCCGGTTAAGGGCCTATCTTGGTATTACTCTTCGTCTTCTTCGTCAAGATCTTCGATGTCGTTGAATGAAAAATCATATCCAACAATTGGATTTGCAGCTAAGATAAGGTCCTGATATTTAATGTGCTTGTCCTTAAAACTAGGAGTTTTAACACCGCCGTCTTTGCTCACTTTCTTTTTATTCATATATCGCTCGATACAATACCAAAAGAAATCCATTTGTTTATCTAGTGCAGCATAACTAGTTTTTCTATGTAATTCAGCCCCGATCCAAGTTCCTGGAGCAACTAAAAATTCATATTTGATCATATCTATCCCGTACCAATAATCATCTCCAAAATCTAGAGTTTTATTTGTTGCTTTAGCAATCTCTGTTAATCCTCCGATGATTCTTGCACGAGTTGTATCAGGTTGATTATAATATTTTAAAGCTTCTAATGCTGCCGCCATTAAACACTGAGATTTAAGTAAACCTGATTTAGGATTAAACAATCCTATCTCATCTAAAGTTATAATTTCATCTTTAAAATATGCAACTTTACTGAGTACTTCGTCTGTTGGATTTCCTGGGTAAGCAATATTTAATGCAGTTCCGAATCCGCCAGATCGACCAGTAGTTGACGTTAAAAATATACCTAAGGCATCACAAGCAGCTACTATCTTTTCATTATTTTTTTCAGTAGCATTTGGGTTATCAAATGAATAATATAGTTCTTTAAATGTTTCCCAATCAGTTATATCATACACCGACGCCATAACTTCATCGGGATAATTTTTTTCACCTTTTTTAAGAGACTGTTTCATATCTAATACACGAGTATGTCCATCAACCATATAAACTCCAGGTTGAACATCAATGAGTTCGCCCTCATATGTACCAGATATATGTTTTTTTACATTTGCGATAGAAAAATGATATAATGATGGCAATTTCTTGCGAAAATCTTTTAATCTTTTATGTAACCGTTTTTTCTCATCTCTTTGTAGAGTATGTCTGTGGACCAAAGTCCCATCAATGAGATCATTTACCTTAATTTTTGGAATAAAGCTAACACCTTCGATAGCTGTTGGGATGGTTGAATAACCTATAATTTCTGACATTATATTTCTCCTTTAATTGTCAATCCTTAGTAGATTCCTCTACATCAGGCACTTTTAAAAATAAACTGAATAATGTAGTTAAATTTGTGTTGCCTTTCGACTCAAAACTTTTACACTATACAAATATTATATATGCTTTCATCTCACTAAGCAAGACATTTCTGAAATTATTTCACCAAAATTACTGGCTCAGATTGTCCAAATATTGCTGTAGGTTTGATCCATGTAGGGCCAGCATAATTGAATCCTGCTCACTGAATACGTAGATGGATTTTGGACCAGATATGTAATATGGGCTGGTAAAGTGTTTTTCTAATTGGATATAACTACGATTAACTAATTCTGTGGGCAGTTTAAAATGCCAATTCTTGATTTCTTTGTTTTTGTTCAGCATGTTAAACGCTGGACGGGTCAAACGCAGGCTGTCTGGGTTGACTGGATTGAACCACCAACTTGCTGGACTATCAAAACGCTGATAACGGATACCAAGTTTAGGATCTGATGTAAAAGGATTAAGGGTATGTTCTTGGAACTTAGTCTGCCATACATTCTGCAATGATTCAGCAGTGCGTGCCATGATTAAGGATAGATCTGATCGCCAGCTTTGAGTAAGACAACAGTAAACTTGTCACACTTGAATAGGGTGTTGAGTTTCTTAGCTAGATTGATAGCATGCCCTGGGTTACTGAATGATACTTTCTTATATTTGGGCCCCGGATAGGCTACTAGCATGTTCTGTGTTTTTAAATTGATAGGTTGGCCATCATAAAACACGGCCCAGATACCTTCACTGCTCAAGATCTGATCGCTTTTGTAGTTTGTTTTGTTAACGTGCTCTAACAGCACATTTGGTTTTGGTCTTGACATAATATATCCTTCTCTACATATATTTATGCCAATAAACTACATATATAATTATTAGTTTGTATTAATCTCATCAATCCATGTGTCAACAACAGTAGTTGAAATTCCATGAGATTTTAACACTGTCGCTGTGATATCGATTTTTTCAAAGTCTGTAACAGTGCGGTGATGTTTCCATATTTTCCTATCAGGGTATTGATCAAACATGTCTGCCTGTTGCTGTATTTCGTCAACAGTCTGATGTTTCCAACATCCCCCGATTGGCATCCACCAGGTAGTGTCGAATTCCACTATGGAATTTCCGTCGAGACAGGTAAATGCATAGTAAGATGCCCATTCACTACCGGTGGGGTATTGTGACCAAGAACTATAATCGTGACCGAACAGATCTTGTATTTTCTGCCAATATTTCTGTAACTGATTTCGCTGCCAGATCCAAGGAGTCAGTATCAACGGCAACGGTATTGCCTGTTTAAAATTAAATGCAGTAGCTACAGAAGGATAAAAATCTTGAAATGTTTTTTTGTCATCGGTGAATACTGCAACTTTGTATTTAGATTTTTCTTTAAAATCTCCAAACCCCATGGGTTTTAATAGAAAATCTTTGCAATCAAAAACTACAGCATCTTGACATAGTTCGTCCAATGACGCTATTATTTTAAAAAGCTGTTGTTCTTGATATCCATCCATGTGATTATCCAACGACCCCTGCTGGATTTCGATATTCCATCCAGAGGAAAAATTTTGATCAACAATAGATTTTACAGATTGATAGGTCTGAGTTACATTGGGTTTGCCAACAACAACCGTCAGATTACGTGTGTCTTGCCAATATTTGTTTAGACAGTGACAAAAAACTCGAAATTGTGGAAGATCCTGGTCATAGACTACCACAACCAGTTTATTAGAAACCGCCACCATCCATCTCCACTGATACTAAAGTTTCCTGTTCAACAGTTTTTCTGAGCTCAGTGAGATCATTGATTTTAGTCAGCAGCTCAAATATACCAGCGTGGATATTACGTGCTTCCAGTACCGAAAGATTGAGATCTTTGGCATTGGTTTGATTCATTACTTTGATGCGATCATTAAAAGTTTTCAGATGCAGGCTTAATTGATGTTCCATATAGTGCTCCGTTAGCGATACGTAATCGTTCTTGCATTTCTTCTACGGTGTCATAGGGACCAGCGTAGGGATAACGATTAAGTGTGATTAATTTAGGACAATAACTCTTGACCCACCCATTGTTAAATTTAATAATATAATAGCCAGCACAGAAAAAACTCTTGCTCTTTTTACCTTTAGTAAAGATAGGCAGTTTGTGTTTGACATCCCATAAGGCGTTGTGTGCATTGTATTCACAAGGGAAACCATATACAGTATGTGCTTCTGTGATTATACGTTTAGGTGGAGTCTTGTCTACGATGATATTGTATCGATCACTACACAACTTTAAGCTGGCGAATTGTTCACGACGTTGCTGTTCGTCAACATAGGTAACACCCGAACCATTGGATAAAATAGTACCAACTTTAATACCACTATCTTCTACAATCCAACATTTATTTTTAACGATTGCTTTAGCTAAGAGTGACATAACTGATAATTCCTACGTAAGTTAAATAGTGCAGAGCTTGATCCGCGCCAAGCCAAACCCAGAACATACGATCTGCTGAGGTAAGTCCCTTGTTCAATTTCTGTTTAAAATAATCTATATGATAGTGTAAGACAAAGTCTGCGAACGAAAGTGCGATAATTGTATTTGCGTTAGAGCAAAAGAACATTAGAATTAGGAATGTAAAACTAGCATGTACTATGGCGTGATGAACACCACCAATGGCACCATAGATACCTTTTTCTCTGAGCATGTAGTCATACTGCATCAAGAAGTCAGCGATGAAATGCTTGATGCCAAATAAGGCTAGTAAGATAAAAACTGTTGCGGTCATTTGTAAAATACACTTCTCGACTTAGGAGTTTCCCACCAATCAATGTGGTCAACGGTTACATTTAATTTACTCATTTTAACTTCAACTAGTTCTGCCATCCAGCTTGATAAGTTTTCACTAGTTGGCACAAAGTCTACGATAAAGAAACCTTCATAGTATTCATACTCCGGTGTGTTTGGTTCTAAATTACCTAAGTAGATATTATATCCTGCTACATGAGTTGTGTCTGGAATAAGTGCTGGGATTAATTTACGATCTCCAATGAGTTGATTATATAATGGATCACTACGATCTAATATAAACTGATGATCAATGTAAGTATTGATCCATTTCTTTAGCCACTCTAAGTGGCGGAAGTCAGTGACCATGCCAGTTGGATCTAATTGGCCAGTTGGACTCTTTAGATATACCTGCATCTTACCTTCATGTCCATGTAGGTGACGACAAGCACACTTCAAGTCTGCCGCATATTCGCCATTTAGTTTCTGTGTCCAAACTCTATGTCCATAACAGAATTCAAATGTTTTATCAATTATATGTGCCATATTTTTCCTTTATATTACTATTATATTTAGGTTTTTATAGAAAGTCAATATTATTCAGTGATTTTTTGAAAGATTTTATTGCTAAAAGTATCACCCAAACTATCAGCACAGACTATATTATCAAATCCTGGTTGTCCTAACCTATTTTGACAAATAGTCACATTATCTGGACTGAGTTCTATTCCGTAGATATTATTGATCGATTGTGTTCTTTCTTTTATAGCAACTAAGAATTGACCATCACCACACATGCTGTCAATGAACGTATTATCAGGATTTGTAAATGCTGTTGGATCCTGCTGTTCTATAGAATCTAAAACCATCTCTACCAAGCTGGTTGGTGTAAACACTTCGCCTAATGCCTTGACTCGATCTCTATCTTCGGTGATGTCATTATCTAATTTTTTTGGCGCTACTAAGTCGCTTTCAGTGATACCCCATTCTGCAGGAGTTTCGAGTCCTGTGACGATCTGATTGAGATCAAACTTTCGAACGTTGCGTAGTCCAAATGCATACCCACGCAATTTCATTCGTTTTACGTATTCAGCAAACACAGGATTCTTTTCCACAAACAGTTTTAATTTGTTTGCTTGATCTATAGTTTCAGTGGGAACATAACAGATAGTTCCACCATAGACTGCTTCGTCTGTTACGGTATAGCTCTTGCGACTTTCCATGACATAGAATGCAAATTTAGGTCCAACCGCGATGTCCTTGTCAGTATAATCATATGCCACTTGATTTCTATTCTTGCCCGGCAGTTGTCTGATTACTTTATTCTTTAGCCCAGGAGCAAAAAATTTGTTCATTCCATTATTGGCACCACTGTAGTAGACGAATGGAAAACAGTCATCTGGATATGGACTGAATATTTTTGCCGCCATACCGCCCAAGATCTTAGGTTTGCTGACCTTTGGAGTTTTGCTTACACTAAAGAAACAGGTATTATAAGGCCATACATCTACATCATCCATGAGATGAATATAGTTAACCTGATAGTCTGCAAAGTAACCGGACACTAAATCTGGAATAATACCTTTGAGGGTGATATTAACTAACGTGCCTTCGGCTTTGGTCCTATGATTAAAGTCGTTGCGTGTCGCTGTTTTATATAAGGTAGTATTACCGCCAGTACCTGCGATATTTTTATCTTCTGCTACATTGAATGCTGGATTGCTGATGCAGTAATTAAATTCCAATTGCTATTTCCTTAAATATTTGGGTCAACTCTGCGGGAGTTTTAAGATATTTAGCTTGCCACGATTTATATAGTTCTGGTTCTGTTTTGGAATTAAAACTCCACCCTAATAGATCCTGACGGTTTTTATCTAAATTTTCTTGCAGGACTTGCAGTCTTGTAGCGTTGTCCCTTTTTTTAAATTTTCCAGACCCTTGGCTTGATGTAAATGCTTCATAAAAGACCGGCTCACCGGTCTTTTTATTGATTTTATAAGGAGTAGTTGCACGGGTTTTAATCTCATCAATCAACTCAGCTTTAGTAAGATAAAAATATTCTACCTTAGTGGTGGACCACGCTTTCATGAATAAGTATCCTGCAACATCTTCGTAAAATCTTAATTGCCCTCCACCAATATCATTGCCAGAGGCAAACGAAACTTTGAGTTCAATATTATTCTTGCCAGGAACTAACAACTCTCCTGCTACAAGGTCCCCCAGATCTAATCCATCAATATCGTTGTTTTTATCGTAACTTACTGAATCTTTTTTCTTAGTGCCAGTATGAAACGCCACCCACCCTTCAATAAATTTTTCAGCAGATTTCTGTTTCATTTGATGATAATACTCGTACATTTCTACATACGGTGTATTATAATAAGATTCAATTGAGTCTAATAAATTTCGGATTTCTTCTGTTTCTTTTCTATTAGCTTTGATGCGTTCGAGTAAGGTCATTACTAAATCCTTGTTTAATTATTAGTTACATTATAGCACCATTTTGGATTAAAGTCAACCAAAAATTAGCTATATAAGTCATTGATTTTATTACTTAAAATTAGATGTTTTTAGCCGAATCTAAGATGCTTTCTAACTTGGCCTGGCGCTCTAATAGCTTAAAGAATAGCGCCAGAGTGTTTTGGGCATCAACGTCTGCCCTGTGTGCTTTACCGCGGAATTGTAGCTTAAAATATCCCATTGCGCTTGCTAATCCACCACTGGGTGCTTTACCTCTGGTCAGCATCAAGTATGTATAAAAAGTTTTTACATCGATCCAACGACGGCCAAAATGCGGGAAATCAGCATGGTTTTTGCAGAATTCTGCCAATAATTCACTCGAATCTCCGCCTCCCCAGACTATGGGACTGGTAAATGGTTTGTGCTCTTTAATCAGCTCACTGATCTCACGGGCAACATGTTCATGGCTGTATGCTTCTGCACGTATGTCTGCATCAGTTATACCTGTGAGGTCATTGATGAATTCACTGATAGGTTCCTGTGGATCTATATACCATTTACGGACGACATAGTCTTCAAAACGATCTTTAACTGACCCGATAGCTACACCAACCTGTATGATCTTACCGCTGGGCTGATTAAGTTCTAAATCGAGAGCTAGGAACTTGCCATCTGCTATCATTCAAAACTTTCTGGATAGCTGGCAGTAAGCCATTCGGCCATGTTGCTGGCATTTTCACTTAGTTTAACCAGGTCATACTTGCCACAGAACTTTAAGAATTGAGCACCCACCATTGGAACATTTTTAGGAAATTGTTCATTGGCAATGGTTACTGCTATCTTTACTTTGATATCATCTGGCTGGGCAGTTAAGTCTACCAAGGTAACATTACGTTGATAATCATCTAATACTTTATGTTCGACACCATTATGGTCAACCCAACGCTGTAGCATCAGGTTGTTCCAATTATAACCTTTGGTATTACGATCAGCGTAGGCTTCTTCAAGTCCTACCTTGTTCTTACTACCTTTGGTGCGCACGCCTGGAAATGCAGAAAATACGTTGTCTGTGGGATCACCACGCATACACTTTTCAAAAAGTATAAACTTAGGATCGGGAATCTTTTTAGGCTCTTTAGTTTTCTTATCTAAGACAGGTTTGCCCTTCTTGTCAAAGATACCTTTTAGTGTATGGAGCTCATCACTGATACCATTGTATTGATTAACGTTGTCTGCTAACAGTTGATAGAAGTCTGTGTCACTGGATATGATAGTATGATGATCATTCGGGTGGCTTTGTATCCAACCTGCTATAAGATCATCTGCTTCAAGTTCTGCGTGCTGAAGAACTGTACAATTTGTCTTTTCTGAGACAAATGTTTTTAAGTTATCAAATGTCTCCCAGAATAACTTGTCTTCTTCCTGTTCCGTTTCAGTAAGTGCCGCACGTGCTACACTACGATTTTTCTTATAAGGTTCATAGAAGTCTTTGCGCCAACTGCGCCCTTCTAAACAGAATATAACGTGATCAGCACGTTGATCACGCCACGATTTATTGATTGATGCCAGGGTTACATGGATAGCAAAACCCAGCTTGTCCCAAGTATCACTTTGGCGATGTGCTGAATGTCGTGCTCTAAAGAATGTGTTTGCTGTGTCTACAAGTAAGTATCTCATGTAAACATTATACTACCAATTGAGTGTAAAGTCAACTGATCTCCACTCTACCATTACCTAAATCTTTTCGATTATTTGGACGATTGTCCGGATCGGCTTGCTCTTGCTCAAAATTTTCTTGTATGACATTGCGACATACTGTTTTAAACCAATTGTCAACTATGTCTTGATCTGTCTTACCTTGATATCCGGCACGAATCAGATTAGCTACAAATTTATCATTCCAATCTAATTCAAAAGCCCCATTACCCAGATTATCTTTGTCAACATCTATACCTAATACTTCTATCCAAGGTTCACCTGCTTCTGTGGCAATCTCTTTTGGAGTCTTTTTGTTTTTTTGTTCTTTGATAACTGCGGGTTCTGGTTTAGAACCAAATAGGTTTTTAATTAATTTCTTTATCATTTTTAATCCTTAAATAAATCTAACTCTTCCCATGGTAAATTATCTTTACCAAAGTGTCCGTAGTTGGTTGTATTACTGTAAATAGGACGGAACAACTCAAATCTATTAATAATGCCTTTGGGTGTTAGGTCTACATTAGTAGTTATCCATGAGGTAAGCTCACTATTATTTCCGTCACTGTCAACGTAAACACTCATAGGTTGCTCTACCCCAATAGCATAGGCTAATTGTACTGTGGCGTGTGTGGCTTTACCATTGGCTACAATATTCTTAGCCAGGTAGCGTGCCATATAAGCCGCACTACGATCTACTTTGGTAGGATCCTTGCCTGAGAACGCACCACCACCATGTGGGCAACTACCACCATAAGTATCTACAATAATTTTACGTCCTGTTAATCCGGTATCACCATCTGGACCGCCAATGACAAAACGTCCAGTTGGATTGATTAGAAACTCTGTTTCAGCTGTAATAAGTTCTGTTGGCAATACCGTTAAGATAATTGCTTTTACCTGTTCTCTGACTGTGTCAATATCCGTGTCTGCTGAATGTTGTGTTGAACATACAATCTTAGCAATATGAGCAATAGTATGATCATCATTGAATTCGATTGTGACTTGTGATTTAGCATCAGGTCCTAACCAAGTTGCTCCACTCTTACGGACAGCAGTTAATTTTTCTACAATCTTGTGACTGTAGTAGATGGTTGCTGGCATATAGTTAGGTGTTTTGTTTGTGGCATAACCAAACATCAAGCCTTGGTCACCTGCACCAAATGTATCTGTACCTAAGGCAATGTCAGCTGACTGCCCATGCATGAGATTCTTAATGTCTACAGTTTCCCAATGGAATCCCTCTTGCTCATAACCAATATCACGGATAACACGACGCACAGCGTTTTCAACTTCCTGATGATTGTAAATACCTTTATATTCACCAGCCAGGATGACTTGATTGGTTGTTACTAATGTTTCGCAAGCACAACGATAGGCCTTATTGCCTTCTCGCATCATTAAATCCAATACTGCATCACTGATGGCATCTGCTACCTTATCTGGATGTCCTTCACTAACACTTTCACTTGTAAATAGATAGCTCATATTTTCCTTTTATTTGCCCCAACTATTACCCCAAAGATCAACATGTAATCTTGGGCTGTAATAATAACCACGACGCATAGCTTCATCAGCTACGTTAAATTTATTACCATCATAGACTTTAACCACACCGCCCACTGGCATAATGTATATAACACCTTTGAACTTGGCCTTACGATATTCTGATACTGCGCGATCAACTTCATCGAAGTCTTCCGGATTCTCAACTACAAATTTAAGATAAGTCGTACCAACCTTCTCATAACTTTTAACGATATCTGGTTTAATCGCATCTTCCCAACGTTCACCACTTGCACTTAATTTAGCACTTACGCTGAATGTAATCTCACGACTACCACGATTCCATAATTTCAAATATCGAGCAAAGTCTTCATGTAGTTCTTGAGTGCCGTTTGTTTCAAACGTTAAGTTTTTCAAGTTATACATATCCTTGTGACTTAACAAGTCTGGATAAGCACGTTGCCACCCCAACAAAGGCTCGCCACCAGTGATAACCAAATGGGTGTCATTGCCATTAGGCATGATCCAACTGTTGCTGGGTACTAGGTCTAACATGCGTTTAACTACAGCATCAATTTCTAATAACGGACTAAGATGTTTAAACTTTGGATCCCAGCTGGCATAACTGTCACATCCAGTATTAACCAATGGCAAGTCTTCATATATGCGATATTTTGTAGGATCAATAAACTCACGCTCTGTGCTCATCTGTGTGCGATCACTCATACCAAAACCACCACAGGTAAAGTTACAGCCAAAGGTCCTTAAGAACACACTAGGAACACCAATAAAGCGTCCTTCGCCCTGTGCTGAATAGAATATTTCACTGACTTTAAGTTTACTCATCTAATTAACCCATAAAGATATATGAATAATATTATTGCATTTAATGACCATAACTCTGGTTTCTTCCATAGTATGCCAGTTACGATCCAAAATAAACAGGCTACTGATAGTATGGCAATGTTGAGCGGATACACATCAAGACTGGTGAACACAACTCCGGCAACAGTGATAATATTAGCCAACCATCCCATTAGTTTACTATTATTCTTGAAAAATTGCAAGATTATCTTTCCCACGGATAAACGATCCAAACATCTTCTTCGGCTTTGTTTATAGTCACAGCATTGTAGTTAACACAACGACTAAACTTACTGCTTAGATTATCAAATAATACTGCAAATCGAACATTGTTGCCCCATATATCTGCCCAGGCTGGATCATTTGGCAGAGCACCACTTTGCCAATCTTCAATGATCCAATCAAGTGTGGCTCCAGTATCATTAATATCATCTAAGATTAAGATGTTCTTACGCAGTGCTGGATCACTGGTTGCTTCACCTTTAGGCCTAGGCACAGCACTGGCATCTAAATAGCCAAATGCATCCTCAGCCATCCAACCGTTGCTTTCGCCACCAGTGCCATCACGTAAGGCCACCTTTAGGGTTTCCATAGGAATATCTAACATATGACTCATGTATACCGCGGGAACAAGTCCTCCGCGGGTAAGTCCTACAATATAGTCCGGACGCCAATTATCTTTGTACATCTGGTATGAGATCTTATTTACGTATTCTCGGATCTGTTGGTCATCTACGTATAACTTTTTCATTGCTTATCCTTTATAGGCTCTGACACTGATTATTTTACCTGCTTCATTGAATGTAATAATGTCTGTGACTAAAATCTGTTCGTCACCATTGATGCTAATTAACAATTCAGCTATAATAGTATCTCCATCTTTATATAATGCTCTTGGAGTAACAACAATAGATTTAACACTGTTAAAAATCTTTTCGTAAACGGCTACGACATCTACCTTGCCTTCTGCAGAATTTTCCCAGTCACGTAATACACTACCTGGCGCAAACATACGACTTACAGCATCTAAGTCTTTGCATGAGAAATGATAAAAATATTCTAAACTCAATGATTTTAAGTCACTCATCTTGGGGCAAACTCCTGTTGTAATTTAATATTGTCAAAGAATTCCTTCTTGGTATTACCGTCATCTTTGAACGCACCTTTTAATACTGTGGTCTGTGTTAAACTACTATGTGCCATGATACCACGATTCTCACAGCAACCATGTGTTGCTTGGATATACACCGCAACGTTTTCACTGCCAGTGGCCTTCATTATTTCACGGGCGACGTCGTTAGCAAGTTCTTCTTGTAGAGTGCCACGACGAGCACACCATTGAGCAATACGAGTATACTTGCTAAGACCAATAAGTTTTTGTGCGGCAATAATCCCAATATAGGCAACACCAGCGACAGGCTGATGATGATGACTACACATACT